ACTTGTTTACTTGACATTTTTAGTTTTCCTTAATTTCTATGAAATAATGAGGAGTTGTCCCCTATAAGAAATGCCAGTGGTGGCGGGGTGAAGGGGTTTGATTTGAAAGTAGTTCACAGTTTTGGAGATCTGCGACCACGATTGGTCATTTGTCCACGTTACGAGGGGTAAGTAATCGGTGTTGTCCATTGCCACATCAAATGTAAATCTGATTTCTTTACTGGAGTTTTGTAAGGACACCGTAATACCTCCAGATGTAACTGTACCTAATGACCAAGCCGTCCCGCCAGAGGTAGTGGCTGGAACATCCGCCCATTTTTTAATACCATAAACACTGGTGTTAAACTTAGAGTCTACATACGCTTTATTAGCAGCTTCTGTATCATTCTCACATGTAGCAACTCCTGTAACGATATTGGAGTTCATATCCGCACCTGAGCCGAGTGTAGCCAAACCAGTAACACCCAATGTACTTTGTAATGAGGTCGCACCCGCAGTTGTCAATGTACCTGCAATAGTTGTATTACCTGTAGCACCTGCAATGGTTAGTTTGTTTGTATTAACACTGATGTTTCCCACACTCGCAAGTGAGTTTACAGTTGTTCCACCACTGATTGTAGTGTCCCCACTGATACCACCAGTCAGGGTTGTTGCACCCGTAACATCTAGTGTTCCTGCGATATCTGCATTACCTGTAGCATTAACATCTACAAATGTAGCATCACCATCAGCAGCAACTTTACCTTTAACAGTGAGGCTTACATCCTGCCATTCTTGAAGATTTCCTGTTTGATCGGTTAAACCCCGCACAACCATGCCTGCATCTGCTGAAGCACCAGGGCGTACAGGCTGTGCTAATACATCTCTAGCAACACCAAAGTTTCTGACGGTGATATTATCTGTGCCAGATGGTGGGGCATCTCCTATAAATGTAATAGTAGAACCTGCAATAGTATAATCTGCGGTGGGTTTTTGGAGGATACCATCAACCTCTACAATGAACATATTGACATTTGTAGATGTTGGTGTGGGCTCTAAAGTAAATGCTTTGGTCGCTCCATCACCATCAAGGCTCCATGTATAAGGTGCAGTGGGTGAATCATATAATGAGAGTCCATCTACATACGCCTTTGTTACAGCATCATTAGTGTCTGTGGGTGTTGCAATGTTTCCTACCCGTATACTCTCAGCATCCCAGATGTTAGTTACAAGGTTCTTACCGAGTGCGTTGGTATTACCAGCATCTTCAGATTCTTGAGCAACATAGAGAAGACCTAAAACAGCATTATCCAAGTCTTCTTCTGATAACACTGAGCCATTCTGAAAGTCAGCAATTTGTGCTTGATAGGTAGCCTTAGTCTTAGGAGTGTTTCGTTGTATTAGTACAATAACACCAGAACCAGGAGTGGAACTGAAGGTGACTTTGTTTGTGCTGGAATCTATGGTATATCCTGTTGATTGTAATACACCATCGAGATATATCTCTAGGTGGGTTGTTGAAATGTAATCAACAGTTATTACAAAGGCATCGGTTGAGCCATTGGCCTCATATCTGTCATAGCTATAAATTGGCATACGTTATTCCTTAAAATGCGTTAGCAAGAGCTGATAATTCATCCAAGCTCCTACCTGTGTATTGTGCTTGTTTCATTAGGTTGAATAGTTGATGTTGTTCTTGGACATTTGGATACTCGTGGAGCATCTCAACAAATGCTTTTGCTCTATACTTGGACAGAATCTTTTGTATAGCCTTAATGCGTGGGCTGAGTGCTACATTCTCAATGGACTCATACGGTAACTTTTTATAGTATTTAGAGTTCATGAGTCGTGTGAGTGATTGACGTAAGGTTCTACCCTTAATTTTTGTTTCACCATGTAACTGTAGCCATCTATCATAAGCCGATTGACCCGAAGAAGACACTTGATCTCGGAGTTCCACACCATTTTTAACAGAGCGTGGAGCACCAAAGGCATGACCTACTTGTGCTAGTTCTCTTGTTACAGGGTCAGATGATGTTTGAGAGTAATCAAAGGGTGAGATCCAATCGACCGCACCAGAAAAACCTTTTCGATGGATAGGTTCACCAAACATATTTCTTCGTGGTGCAACACCTTCTGAGAAACCTGGGATTCGTGACCTGAATGTGTCTATCCAATTCTTTACATCTTTGGTCTCATCATCGAAGGAACGATTGAGTTGGGTGACAGCATTCGGTATGAACGAACCCGCGAGTCCTCGTAAGTAGGATTGCATCTTTTGCTCTGGGCGTGTGAAAGCATCTGAAATCTTGGTAATACCTGTAAGATAGGTTTTACTCGCTAGGTTGCGTGATATAGCCATACCAAGAGCAGCAATGTGATCTTCGGATTGTGTGCGTATTTCATCATCACCCTCTAAGTATATTTCGGTTAGGTCAGCAATCATACCAAAGGTCATCGCAAATGGATCAAGCCGTCTATACGAGACATAGGAATCTCCGACCTTAACGGAATAAGGTAGCCAACCAGCTTCTTCCATCATTCGCCTGCGGTTTTTATCAGTAGGGCCACCGCCTGTAATTCCACCATTCATAGCTAGAAAGAGACCGCCCCCCATAAAGAGGCTGCCTGTCATTAAGCGTCCGATTGCTTCATCACGAATGGCTGCATCAGCATGATTCAGTTGTTTACGGTACTGTCTAAGTGCTGTGGTTTGACCACTCTTGGGCATTAGGGGTACACGATCTAAGTAATACTTAATGATGTTTGCAGGTGTACGCACAAAAGGCATAACAAGTCTCAGTCCTGGGCTGCTATTTACGAGATCGGATGCACCTTTAGCAAAGGTAATAAGATGACCACGTTCATGCTTCTTTAATGGGGTGGTGAATGTCACCTCTCGTGCTGTTGCAAGGGCTTTGTCTGACATCGAACTATACTCACTGACCTGTTTCCTAATCCACGCAGTTTCTGCAAGTTTGGCTTCATCGGTTTTACCCGCAGCTCTCAGCTCAAGGACTCGTTCGGCTCTCTTTGCAGCCTTAGAACCAGGGAATCTTTGTATTACTTCCTCTAGGTTTTTCGCTTGGTTATGAAACTCTCTAACAGCCTTTGTTTGTCCATCTGTCACCATATTCTTAAAGTTATACTCTACGAACTCTGCGATTGCTCTAGGGCCTTGGATACCTTCTCGTGCTGCTTTTTCAACCAACTCGGCTTTCATTACACTGCGATAGTTCAGTTGCTTAAAGAACTCATCACCTGTAGTTAGAAATCGTGAGGGAAGGTTTACAATTGTACCTAACCACTCGGCTGCCCAGCGACCTGCTGTGTGGTTGTTCAACTTTGTACTTAATAATTTATCCGTAATAACCGATCTACTGGTGGCATTTTCTAAAGTCATGTGGCGAGGATCTACAAAACCTTCATTATGCCTTGCTGCTAGTCCTGCCATCTTGAGTGAATCAGCAATACTAGAGATGAGATACCCATAGCGTTTCAGCTCGGCTGCACTGCCTCTCAAGTTGCCTTGTGCTGCTCGACCCAACGCTTTTTCTAGGGGAGCCATAAGTGTCGTGAGTCCTGCTGAAGTGACGTTCACAGCGTTGGTTACAGGCCCTGAAAGAATAGAGTTCATCCAGTATTCTATCGTAGCCCCAAACCATGTAGAACGACCTCTCACATAGCCCAGACCCCTCAAACCGTCCCCATCCGCAGCAGCAAGCATCTTCTCAATATCGGCTTTAATTGCATCAGCACCACCAGCATAGGCTATAAGATCATCAACGAGTTTTCCGTCTGTAAGAGAATCTGTGGTAATACCTTCAAGTTCTCTGCGAAGAACTGGAGGGGCGATACCAAAGGAGCGTAAGCCTCTTGCAAATTCCTGTCCTAAGATTTTAACGCCTTCTTCAAGTTGGTTAATACCCCGCTTTGAGAGAACGTATTGTGCAAGGTCTAGGCGTGTTCCTTCGCTGCTGATGGCTTTTGTTCCCTCATCTAATAACGCTTTACCTCGTACCGCTACTTCATCTCGAAGGATGAGGGCAAATTCATAGCCGTCACGAACAGCCTGTGCTTTCTCTGGAGTCTTATCTAGTAGTTCTCTCAGTGATTTTTCAGAAGTTCCCGCAGGAATACCGAGACCCTCATGTAATTGTTCATAAGCCTTTTGGGTCTCCGCAATTAGTTGCTTGTCTGTCAGCACTTCCCCATCTAACTTACGCAGAGCAGCATTTGATGCTGTTACCGTTTGGAGAAGCCTGCGAACTTCAGGTTCTGTTGAGGCTTTATTCCAGTTGATAGCCGTATTAGAACGTATTTCTTCTAATTCTTCTTTCGATAACTTAGACATACTTTCGATTTCGCCATGAAGATCTAAGTCTTCAGCAGCATCATCAGCAGCCTTTTCTGTACCTTCATCAGCAGTTTTTGTAGCGGATTCATCAGTACCTTTTGTTGCTACATCATCGGCCGCTTTCGCTGTACCTTCATCAGTACCTTTAGCTAACCCCTCAACAACCTCAGCTTCTGCTTTTGCTGTACCTTCGTCAGCAGCTTTAGAGAGTTCTTTTACCCTCGCTTTTGCAGCTTGTTCCGCTACCCTTTTATCGGGTAGTCCTGCTCTACCAGCTTTTATAGCCCTTAAGCCTATCAACAAACCATCAAGAGCAAACCCTAGACCTAGACCTTCAACAGCAGACTTTAGTCTGCCTTCAAGTTCTGAGTCATCTTCGCTTGCTGCAAGGAACTCTGATACTGGGTTTTCTAAGCCAGGGATAGATTGTATGAGGTTAGAGAGGCGGTGCTCGTGTCCATCAAAGACACTGAAGTCTGCAATAGCACCAGCCGTCCCATATTTAATAGCCTCTGATCCACGAGATAATGCAAGTGCTGTAAGGTTGTTTTTGGCTCGATGTGCATTGAGAGCTGCTGCTTGAACTTTAGAACTCATACCAGCAATTTTACCAATACGACCCGCCCATGCGAGTCCACCAATGCCAGGTGCAGCAAAGCCAGCAAGAAACTGTGTTATACCTTCAATAGCACTGCCACCAATCGACTCCGATTCACCCATACCAAGGTTTGCAGCAATATCATATTCAACGCCTGGGATAACATTACCTAGTTCTAGGACACCCTCGGCAGCCCCTGCGATACCCCTCGGAATAGCCATACCAATATCACCGACTGTTCCCCAGAATCCTAATTCTTCATCTTGTTCTTGTTGGTATAACTCAGGGTTCATTTGTAGCTCGTTTTTATGGGCTTCAAATTGTGCCATTTCAGTTTGATAATCTTCAAAGTTCATTTAGTTTACTCTAATCTATATTTTCGGATTGTTTTACCTTGGATCTTCAACAGTAATTCCACACCCATGCGATGTGTTGCTGGTAGAGCATCGTGAATTACGTTTGCTTTTCGGACGGCTTCGGCATCCCCTTGAGTATATGCTTCTACAAAAGCATCAAAGTCCTGTGGGGTTTCCATCCCATCAAATAGAAGGACGTATGCAGGATTTAATCGGTCATCTTTCAGTACCAGTTTTTCCTTTGTAGGCTCATCTACAGAGAACCCAGGTATCAAGCGACCACTCACTACTTCTTCTTCGGTGAGACCCACTCGGGCTTTTGCAGCGAATAGCTCGTTTAGCCCACTCTCTCTACCAGGGCCTTGGAATCTTGTAATCTGCTCTTGTAGGCTCCACCCCCCACCAACCCAAGACCCATCACTGCCAGCAAGCATCACTTTTGCGTTGGTAAATATCTCTGCATTGAACTTCGCTTTGTCTTCAGGAGTGGCAGCCCTTGCCTGTGCTAGAACCGCTTTTGCAAAGTCTGTTTCGTTCGTCCACATATCCTCCGTCATATCAGACAAGGCTTTAGGTGCTGACTCAAAACCACTTTCTCTGAATCTACGTTCTTTGATGATGTTCTCTATATCGGTCGAGAACTCTCCCCCACTTATATCTGCTTCTGGGCCGTCTTTAATCAGTTCAAGATACTTGGTATCTATAGATTTCATACGTTCTCGTACTAACTTTAACATCTCGTGGTCGGGCATCCCTGGGTTCTCTGTTACAACACTTTCCACCACTGTTTCATATTCCTCCGTATACTCGGTGCGTATGAGTTGGGCTTGATCTGGTTCCCACGTTCGCTCGGAGAACAGCGATTCAGTAAGCATCTTATTCACTTCTCTCATTGCCCCAGCGTGTAACTGAGCATTTCCAGTTAGAATTACTCCCATCTGAGCCGACACATCTTTGTTCTTTGCTGCAAGAGCAAGCACATTTGCAACCGTCTCTGGACTGAGCGCACCTGGGTTATCAGCTATGAGGGTCTTGACATCATCAAGTGTCGCATCACTGTGTGGGCTTACCATGCGTATTACTTCAGCCATCACAACATCATCATCAGGGTCGCTTTTTTGTTGTACTGTTTCATAATAACTTAGGGCATTCCCCAGAGCCATTGACATCTCAGCTTCAGTTACTCCTTCTGCGGAGAGACGCTCTCTAAACTCAGTTAAGGATTGTTCGCTGTTTGGGGGTTCTAAGTGATCTCTACGCCCCTTTGCTTGGCGTTCAGCCCAAAGAGCCATTGAAACATCATTGGCAGTATGTAGAAGGACGGTTCGCCTATCCTCATCACCCTTACCTTGACGTTCCTGTGCCTTCTTATGGATATCTATAATTTCATCTTCGAGTGCATCTATCTCCGCAGCAAAATCTTCACCGATAGTTCTTTGACCTATTTTAATATCGTCAATGATTGTAAGCATGTGTGCTGCTTTATCTAGGTCATCTTCAGCTATCTGTTTCACGCTATAAGATAGACCCGCAAAGGTCTCATCACGAAAGGATGGGCCGAGGTCTGTATGTTTTTCATCTACATAACTTTTAATAGATTCCTGTAACTTTGCATCTCCACTTGGTAGTCCATATTCATAGGTATCAGTGGCTATTCTATAAACCTCATCAGCTACAATATCTTTATTTTCTTTAGCAATCTTCGCATTACGCTGCTGTGTGACTTGAGATGTAAAAGCATTACTTAAAGGTGTGAAAGCATCTAAGGCACTCTTTTGAGCATAGAGACTGTCTATTCCTAGCTTTTGGAACTCTGCGTTTGCAAACTCTCTAGGATCAACCGTAGATTCCGCAGCAGTCAGCATTTCCATATTGTCATATAGAGTCGTTGAAAGGTTTTCCGTCACAAGCCTGCGACCAGCAGCCTCTAGCAGAGCAACCTTAGCCCAAGGTGATGCACCTTCAGGAATGACACCCGTCTTTTGGAGACCTATGAAGTCTCTCTTAGAAGCAGCCCTGAGTTCATCAACGGACATCTTGCTGGCTGCTATTTGCATTGCTGCTGCATCTTCAGCTCTTTCCTTCTCAGCAAACTTCTCTAAGGTAGGACTTAGCCCCGCAAGAGCACTCCCGATTTCCATAAGTTCACTTTGAGGAGCTATGAATTGCTTAGGAGCAGTGTACTGGTTAAAGATTTGTTGTTGGGGTTGTAATGCTTTAGTTGGCAGGAAGTCTGCCTGTTGTTGTCTTTTAGCCATAGATTAGTTTACCAGGTTGGTTGTACGGAATAGGGTCGATAACCCCCGAATGGGCCAAAGGAGCCATACGATTGTCCATGCTGCATTAAATTGTTTCGGTTAAAGTTTTGTACACTGCTTCTCTGCTCTACATTAGGTATATCTGCAAAGTAATTACCAATACTTCCACCAATCCTAAGAGCAGCACCTAAGAAACTAGGACGTTGTGCTGGCATGAACTGTAGGTCTTCAATGTGACCCTGAGTACCTATACGGACTGCTTCAAGTTGATCCGCAATATTTTCTTCTTTCCACTCTTGGTTCCTTTTCAAATCTGTTTGATACATCAACTCTTGACGCTCAAAGTCATCTAGCATGGCATCTACAGATTTACCTGTTACACCTGCTTCACCAGCAGATACTGCGCCTGTTGATTGTGCTCTACGGGATTGTCTGGATACCTCTCGGATTTCTTGACCAGTAGCTTCACGCTCTTGTTGTATACGCTTGTAGGCTTGGCTTGTTTGTAACCTGTAGTTCTGTAAAGCTCTTTCAGTGCCAAGTTCTTGACGCTGGCGATTCATAGCATCTTGGGCTTTTGCTTGTTGTTCTTGTCCATAATATTGGGCTGCTGTTCCTGCAACCATCATGGCTGTGGCTGGGTCACACATATTAGTTAATCCTTACAAATTCAAAGAATGGACGATTTTCAACACCGAATTGTTCGTGTCGATTGATGAACTTAAACC